TAGTTATAAACATAGTTTCATCTATGTCAAAGATTGTTAGTCCTTTACCTGAGGCCTCAACTAAAAATGTATTAAAACTTTTCACCTCATCAGTCCTTTAATCATCTTTAGTGCCTTTTTACCATCTGCATGTTTTGGATTAATACTTACTTCATCACCATTCATAAAGTCTGATATACTTGCAGACTTTCCAAGTGCGGTGATTGCCTTATGCAGTGGGTCTTTTGGATCATACTTCGTTTCAAATCCACTCTTACCCCTAAGTTCAACCCACTTTTTATCACCCTTATTCCACATCTTCAAAACATCCATGTCTTTGCCACGAATGAGTTTGAGTTTAACACCCTCAGATATGAAATAACCAAAAGATTTCATTAACTATTCTCATCACCAGAATACATCATGTAATCATATACACTGTTCATATAATCATTGCATTTGGTGATTTTGGATTGACACCATGCAGCAAGTTCTAATTCACCACCCATTGCATTTTTCTTCTTTTCAATTTCTTCTGCCAGTTGTAATGCCTTATCAGAAATAGATTTTAACTCAGTGAGTGCCATATCTGCCTCATGATCTTCAACTAAAGGCTGTACAAAATCTTCTTCTATGTCAGAAGATGGGTCAAATCTGTCATTTAGATTTTCAATCATCTTTTGCCATGCATTTATATGATTAGTCATCTTTTTCCTCCAAAGTACTCTACTGCATGTCCGTTTTCAATTAACATTTGATTTACTGATTGATCTTCATTTACCATTATAGTACCAAGGATACGACCGTATTTTCCTGTCTCTTTACCCTTAGTAGTTTGAATAGTAACTGATGTACCAACTGGCGCACAACTTTTTGCAAATTCTTTTGCAGCAAGTCCACGCTCCTTTTCTTCCAAATCTCTAGTACGACTTTCTGGAGTGTTAATTCCAAACAACCTTACACGTTGTTTTCGTAACCATACCCCAAAACCTAGATCAATATCCACATCAACGGTATCACCGTCAACCCATCTTAATATTGTTGCTCTATATGTAAACATTTATTTATCCCATGCCTTAGCTGCTGTGAAATTATTATAACTGAATTCTAATCTATCCACTAATTTTACTGCAGATTTACCATTATTATCAATAGCAACGTAACCTTCTGCATTTGTTACTTTATATCCATTCGATGTACGAATGAAAGTTTTTGTTAATTGTTGTACTTTGTCAAGTTTTTTGACAATAATCATTTTTGCGTTTACAATTCCAGACATAAATTCTATTAGTTGAATTATCATAGAATTATACTTTATTAAATCTTTAACTAATTGGTCTCTCAATTCTGCCTTAGCAGTTCGAGACTTTTCAGTTTTCAATTTGACTATAATTTTTTCATCAAAATATTTCTTTACGTACATAGGATAGTCAAATCTTTTTGCCTTCGTCGAGTCAAATGACTCACCTTTTCTAATAAAAGAGTTTAAATATGTTTTAAATGATGCGCCAGATAATGTTCCCTTCATTACATCTATTTGCATCTTTTGAAATTTATTAAAATCTGAGGTTTTAATTTTTTGAAACCTTTTTCCAGTAGATGATAGTATTTTAGTAATTTCAGAAGTTTCTTTTTTAGTAAATTTTGCACTTCCAGAAACATCTTTGTATGTAGCATCGTCCATCCACACAGTAGATGGTTTTCTTAACTTACTAATATCAGCACCAAAGGATGCAGTCATACCCTGTAACTCATTACCTGTATATGTAGTATGCCAAACAATTCCCAATTTTGACTTTTTGATGGTTTTGCCCAATTCAGAAGCTACTGGTACTGCATATACAATTGTATTCGGTTGAAATGTGTAGTAATTAATCCCATCTATAGTTTTAGTTTCTACATCATCGGTATACATAAGATCACCTTGTAAAACATTAGTGATACCCAATTTCGAAAGTTCTTCCAACGCGACTTTAAATTTTGAATTAAGGTTGCCTGAGAGATCATTATCTATTTCCTCTTTAGTTTTGTAAAGTTTTGGAGTTATATTAAATACTCCTTTCTTTGCAACAAAGAATTTTCCATCAGATGGGTCAACTCCAGCAAAGATTGCTGGAGCACCATCCCACTTAACAGTCATATTAACTTGTTTGGTAGAAGAACCAGATAACATATCTCTCAACGAACGTAAGAAATTTATTGAAGCCCTACCACCACTAATTCCATAATTGATGATTTCATCTTCAATATGTTCGAGATGCAGGTTCTTACCACCCTTATCTTCTGTCAAAAATTCATTAAAGGATTCCATCATCCTACTTTTCCTGTTGTTAAACTATTATTTATGTATTTTTTTAATCGGATATTTTCAAAAACACACCGGCACTTTCATATTGTTTTTTTGCACCATAATACATCACTTCAAAGAAATCTTTAATACCACCCTTTTCGTCAATTTGTACCAACAAATTTAAGAAATAAAGAGACTGTAATTTCGAACTTAGTTGTGATGCAGTTCTTGCGATATCTTGTTCCAATTCAATTGCGGCTGTTAAAGTGTTTTTAAATATAGTCGGATTTTTTGCAGGTCCAAAATTGATATTCTGTCTATCAATTTTCTTCAAGTAAACCTTTTTATATAAGTGTACCCAATAATCAATTTCATTTTGAGTGAATGATCCCATTCTTGGCATATTTTTCATATCAAACCGTGACATAGAGTATAGTTTTAAGAAAGGGTCTACAGCAAGAGGTCCAGATACTTTACCCAATTTTGCAGATGCACCCTTTGCAGTCATGTCTATTTGGTTTTTCTCTCGCACTCCACCAGAAAAGGATCTTTTCTGCATCGTAACTAAGTTTCCATTAATATCCAATTGAAAGGAAAGTTCTCCAGTTTTGAATTCTCCATTACTTTGAAGTGTCCAATCAAAATTTATCCCACTCTGAATAATTTTGATGTTTGGAGATTCTTGTTGTCTGATTATTTTAGGGTCACTCCATTCAGTTTTAATTCTTTTCTTAGGGTTTACTTTCTTTAAAGAGATTCCCAACAAATCTTTATCATGGGCATAATATCTCATTTTAGAATTTAAGTAATCTAGTGCGGCATCTTTATCATTAAATTTTCTCACTTCATTCAACTCCTTCATAATTTTAAATTTCTTAGAACTACGAATAATAACAATATCCATTGGGTTCCAAGCATCTTTTTTAGTAACTCCACAATATTGTGATGCGAGTTTTTCAATTACTGGCATGACTCCTGTATCTCTACTATATTCATATCCACCTCGTTTCACATAGTCTTTTAATGCCTGAGCGGTTGCCTCAAAACTTTCCATCCAATCATCATCCACTTTTTTGTAGATATTTTTAATTGTATTAAATGTAGGTTTTTTATTTTTTTCAATCATTTGTTTGCAAAACTCTAGTGTGGCATTTTCTTGAAACTTGGTTTCAGATGCATCCATGCCACCTTTGGTTTTACCAGAACCATCACCAAATGTAATATTTAATTGACTGATGTTACAACCAGCTTTTGTTAATGCACGTTTGAGATTTGGGATAGTGATATTCTTAGAAACACTTCTAGGAATTTTAATAGTAGTATAATTACCTTTAGGATCTAAGATAATTGGACTTCTATATGTTTCGTTGATATACTGTTGTATTCCAACTATATCTTTTCGCCTAGGGCGTGTTGCGGGAACTAGTTTAGTGTCTTTTGCGTCATTTAATCTTAGATTATATGCCATTAGAATCAATCCTTGCTCTGTTAGTTCATATTTATTAAAAACTATTAGGCAAGGATTGTCAAGTAAAAAAGTATACTATAGATAGTGCAAATACGTACTAATGATATATTTGTCGTTACTTTTAGGTGCTTCTGCAAGATGAGGATGAGTCCAGAATGGTGGAAACACCATAAGACTACCCTTTGTTGGTTTTGCGGCAAGTTGATATTCTGGAAAAATAGTCTGGCCACCTTCTTCAACGTCATTAAGGTAAAACATAACTACCAAAAATCTCTTTGCGGAGGCATAATCTCCAACATCAGAATGATAACCAAAATGTTCTTCTGTCTCCGCATTTGCAGTGTACTTTTTCATTCTAATTTCTTCATTAGATGCCTGGGTTGGAAAATGTTCAATATTCCAAAATCTACGATATGATTCGGTATATTCTTGCACCTTTTCCAACATTCTAAATCCGAGTCTATTAAACTCTGGTTCTTTTTCCAAAAGTTCACTATTGAATATATTTAATTCAGTAAACTTACGAAACCCTTCAGTTTCTGTTACTTTATGATATTCTTCTGATTTATCAAAAAGTTCAACCAACTTGTCGCACATATCATCTTCTAATGCATTATCATACATACAAATAAATGACTTTGCACCACTTGGTTGTACCATTTCGAATGTATCTTCAGTTTCTAAAACTGTCTGTTCTTCTGTAAATTCTTCACTCATATTTTTATCTCTACACTTCCTAATTTCTTTCTTTGTCCAAAGTTTGATTTAAATGTACTATCTTGTTGTTCTGTAATCAATTCATCTTGGGCTGCATCTTCTGCATCGTATAGTCTCATTTTAGGTCTATCGATACCAACTACAAATCTTTTATTTACATTTGGATCATTATATCGATTTTTCAACTGTTTTACAAGTATCTGATCTAATTCCTGTAATTCTTCTGTACTAATTAAAGCAAACATCAAATCTGCAGTTGCAGGCAAACCGAATGACTCTGACGTATCTTCTAGTCCAACATCAGAGTTGGTATATCCACTACGTGTAGTTTGTGTTGCACTAACGATAGGCAAATTATTCTCTACTGCAAGTCCACGTATTTCTTCTGCAATAGATTTAATATATGTGTATGAATTAACACTACCACCCTGTTTAATGCGAGATGACGTACATATGTTGAGATAATCAATGTATATAATATCTGGCACAAAATTCTTTTTGAGTGCAAGTTCTTGTATTAAATGTCTGAAATGATTTGCATTTGCAGAAGCAGTTGGATACTCTTTTACAATAAGTTTTCCAGTTGTTTTTTGTCTTAATTTTTCAATCTTTTTTTCAAACAAGTCTTTCGGCATACTCTCAACTTGAGATATAGGTACATTTAAAAGGTTTGCATCAATACGTTCTGCAATTTTTTCTTCGGACATCTCCAAAGTAATATACAAAACATTCTTACCCATCATCAAATGGTTTGCTGCGACATCACACATAAACAAAGATTTACCGACACCAGTACCAGCAAGTGCAATATTAAGAGATTTGTTAACCAAACCACCTTTGGTGATTTTGTTCAACATATCCAAATGAAAAGGAATTCTTTCTTCCACTCTTTGATAGAATTCAAATCTAGATTCAAAATCTTCTATAAAATCGTGTCCGATATTATTATCAAAAGAAACTGCAAGTGCATCAGATAAAATTTTAGGTAATGAACCTTTATCTTGTGTCTTGTCATTTCCATCAATAATTTGAATTGATTCCATGATAGCAAGATATAACGCTCGGTCTTTGCACCATTTCTCTGTTGTATCTACCAACCAATCAGAACTAACATCTTCTAATTGGTTCATAACAGAAATAGTTTCAGTACACTCTTTATGTACCATATCACTGACTTGCATTTCATCTAGTGTTACAGTCAAAGTTGTTGTAGATGGTGCAGTATTATATTTGTCTACATGGTCATATATTGCATTAAATATAACCTTGTTTTTTTCATCTACGAAATACTCATTCTGTATGAAAGGCATTGCCTTGCGACAATACTCATCATTGTGAATCAAATTCTTTAAAATTATAAGTTCTGTAATTTCCATTTAGGCCTGCGTGTTTACATTGTTAAGTGCATCATTGACTGATACTTCTAACATATATTTTAGGATTTGTCCAGCAAGTTCTTGTAATTTTTCGTTTTCATATAACTTTTCTACTGGCCACATAATGTTACCCTTTATTGGAGTAAAATCAAACTCTAATCTTGCCTCATCACCTTCTTCATGGATCTTTACAGAACCAATTGTATAAATCACATTAAGAAATTGGCCTTCATTAATTTTGATTGCATACCCATCTTCTTCATTTTCGGTTTGCATCATGGTAAAAGTTTGTTCAGTAACAGTGTCGGTCATAATATTCCTTTCGCCTCTTTCTCTAATTTATCTGCCTCTATCCTAAGATTTTTTGCAGTATTCATAAGTCTACTTGTTTTTTCTTGATATGTTTCTGTTTGTACAGATTTTAAGAGGGTTACTGTCTCTGGTTCTTTTTCTTCAGTACCATAAACTTCTACCCACTTATCTTCTGGACACCTTATATTCGCAATCTTTGCCTTGGCAGGCATAAAACAACCACACGATTTGCAAAGTAGTGCCATCTTTTGAAATTGATCGCACCCTTTACAAATATCTAGTCTTTGCTTATA